GTTAGTGTCAGAGGAGGATAAGGCTGCTTTGGTAGACATTAAGCAAAAAATTAGCAACATTGAAGGAAACTTTAATAAAGACGAGCTGGTTTTAAATACAGAAAAATTTCTTAAAGAAAGATTTATATATAAAACTATCCTAAACGTTGCTGAGAAGTTTTCAGATCAATCATTTTGTATAGAAGACACTCTTGTAGATTTTGAAAAAGCTTACAACATAACTCTGCAAGAAAATTTAGGACATTGGTATTTTGATGATATAGACAAACACATTAAAGAGTTGGTGGCTGTTTATAATCCAATTCCTACTGGGTGGAAATTTTTTGATGATAAAACAGAGGGGGGCCTTTTTCCAAAAACCCTAACCGTATTTGCAGGACAGGTTAATGTTGGCAAATCAATTGTGTTAGGAAATATAGCAACAAATATGCTTTTGGCTGATAAAAATGTGCTGCTAATTTCTTTAGAAATGTCTGAGTTTATGTACACCAAGAGAATCAGCACTCAACTTACTCAAATTCCTCATGGGGATCTCAAAACATTCACTCAAGAGTTGAAGGAACAAGTCAGACATATTCGTCAAAGCCTTAACTCTCAGTTGGTTGTAAAAGAGTACCCACCAAAAACTGTAACGGTTCGTCAAATCGACAGCTTTATTACAAAATTATCTCACAAGGGATTTAAACCAGATATTGTTGTTATTGATTATATTAATTTAATTCAACCTATATCGAAAAATTTGAATTCTTACGAATACGTAAAAGAAATTGCTGAGCAATTGAGAGCGTTAGCATTCAAGTACAAAATTCCTTTTGTTTCAGCCACCCAACTTAACAGAGGGGCCTTCAACACAGCCTCTCCAGGCATGGAAGGTATTTCGGAGAGTATAGGCTTAGCAGCAACCGCTGATGTAATCTGTTCTTTGTGGCAAGAAGAAGAAGATAGAGAGCTTGGAATTATCAACATGGGAATGCAAAAGAACCGATTCGGCCCCAACTTTGGGAACGGGGCTTTTAAATGCAATTACAACACGCTAACTCTGAAAGAAACAAATTCCGATTATTTTGAAGCAGATGGTCCCTCCACAGAAGATAACGTAGCCAATGCGGACCGAACATTAAATAGTTTAATTAATGAATAGTAATAACATACACGTTTTTACGCACTCTGACTTGGATGGAGTAGTGAGTTATCTTGTCTTATGTTGGGCGTATGGCAAAAAATTAAATGTTACTCCAACAACTCCAATGAAGTTGCAGCAAGACTACCAAAAGTTTTTAGACACTAAAACTCCTTTGGATAAGTTGTTCTTTTTGGACTTAGATGTATCAAGCATAGGCAATTTAATAGATGACAAAACCACTGTAATTTTTGATCATCACAAGACAAACATATATTCATTTCAAAAGGCTTTGTTTTGTGTTTATAATGAAACGTCTTGTGCAAAATTGATTTATGATTATTTGTTTAAATCGTCAGGTTTTGGTAAGCAAATTTCAAACAAACAAAAAACATTAATAGCACTTGCTGATGATTGGGACTCAGCCACAAAATCTACTCCGCTCTCTGAAGGTCTAAACATTGTGTACCACGCAATGTCGAATAAGTTTTATTCGTTTGTAGAAGATTATTACAATGGATTTGAACAATTTGATAAATTTAAACTCAATACAATTGCTCTGTACAAAAAGCATAAAAAAGAATACTTAGACACACTTAATCCATTTTTTGGAACTGTTGAATTTGAAGGACAGAAAGATATAAAAGTAGGAGCTGTATTTTGTGACAAATTTGTCCAGGAATCTTGTGATTGGATGTTTGCAGTTCATCATGTAGACATAGCGATAGCAGTAATAATCAACCAAAAACGAATAGCGGTGAGAAGAAACTCTAATTGCACTAAAGTTGATGTATCTAAATTTGTTCAAAGGATTGCATCAGGAGGTGGACATGAAGCAGCGGCTGGAGGAAATCTCACAGAAGAATTTGTAGAGTTTACAAAGATGTTGAAACCGGCAGTTTAAGCGTTAAATATTGCTGATGCAAGATACAGCTTTTTCCAACCTAAAAAGTTCAAATGCCACTCCTTTAGATCAGATTCATTCAAAAGAATTTGCACAGGGTTTAATGAGAGCTGGCTCCTTTATTTCAATGCTGGAAAACAAAAAAATAAACACGACTACGTTATTTGCTTTGCTTATGGAGAATGTCAGCTATCAAAAATTTTTTACAGAGATAACAGCTTCCGAAAATTTTAAAGAAGCGGTTCTTTCATTGTTGTATTCGAATCCAATTTTAGTAAAGTCAAAAATTACAAAATCAATAGTCCGTAAAGCAAATGCAAGAACAACTAACCGAGCTAGAAAAACATCTTTACAATAAACATTTAGCTACATCCCGAAGCTTAAAAGGAAAACCGTTCAAGCTTAAAAAGAATTTTTCTGATCTAATCGACACTGACAAACATAAATTTTTGAAACGGATTTCGATGCTTTTTACAAAACATCCAGAAATTAACCCAGATGTGTTTTTTAAGGCTCCTTATGAATTATACAAGGATGTGGAATTTTTCGGTCTGGATTATTTCTCTACAATGAGAGCTGTGAAAGCATACACGACTTATAAAAAACAACTTTTTTTGCAAGATCCAGACAGCCAATTAAAACAAGTACAAGAATCATTACTGTTTATAACGAAATTTTGTATTAACAACAACATATTAATACATCAATATCCATATCACCGCTCCTCAGATTTGTTTACTTGGATGACGCATTACAAGCAAAACAAAATAAATTTGTATTCGCTTTTTGAATTTTCGGATATTTATGCTTCTATGCAGACGTTAGCAGAAGACGTACAACGTTTTTTTGTAAGTGATTTTCTTGAGCAGTTTAAAAGTCTATATTCTTTGTATCATCACTCCAAAACAGTTAAACCGTATTTGAAAAAAACAATACCTATTCTAAACGAATTTGTCAGAAAAGAAGTTGACAAACAAACAAAACAATCTAATATAAAAATGAAATTATGAGTATTAACACCAAATCCATGTTCGACGCAATCAAACAATCCCTTTCTTCCGATAAAAAAGAAGGAAACGGAAACGGTCTCTACAAAGAGATTCTTAAATTCACAGCAGGCAATACATATCAAGTAAGGTTGGTACCAAATCCAAACTCGCCTAAGGATACCATTTTTCACTATTACAACCATGGTTGGAATTCCAATGCAACCGGAAAATACGTTACAGCTCTTTGTCCAACAACCTTTGGAGATACTTGCCCTATTGATGCTTATTATTTGAAAACTTACCGTACAGGAACGGAGTCAGAAAAAGCTTCTGCAGCTGTGTTGTCCCGCAAAGAAGCTTGGATGGTAAATGTTTACGTCATTTCCGATCCAACTAATCCTGAAAACGAAGGTAAAGTTAAAATTCTTCGCTATGGTAAAGAATTGTCTAAGATCATCGAATCAGCTCTTGAGGGAGATGATGCTAGCGAATTTGGTGTAGAAAAAGTATTTGATATTAACGGAGGTTCGACTTTGCGTATTAAATGCGAGCAGCGAACCAACAACAGAAGCTCTAAGCAAATGGTGACTTATTCATCCTCTAAGTTTTTGGCTCCGTCCAACCTCGACTTGAACGACGTTCAGATTGAAGAAATTTATGGAGCGGTACACGACTTGAAATCGGTAAATAAACAGACCACTCCATCAGAAATGCAACGCTTGCTTGACGAACATTTCTTCAATCTCACGACCGGATCTCCAGTAGAAGAAGACAACGATGACGAGTACGCTCCAATCCGCAATGAGGCTCCCACAACAGTCAAGCGAACAGAGACTTCTATCGAAAAGACGTTTGAATCAGCAAAAGACGATGTAAACGAAACAGACGAATCAACGGATGAAGCTCTGAAAAAACTTCTTGCTGATCTCTAATTTTAGTCTATTATAAGAAATATGGAATTACTTAAAAAAGCTAACGGTAATATTGTACGTTCTGCAGAGGAGAAAGCTCAAATGATTGAGCAAGCAGCTGAGTACTATGGCAAGTTTTTGACTTCGCTTGGTTTTGATTGGGCAGCAGATCCCCATTCGGCTAATACTCCTCGTCGAGTAGCTAAAGCGTGGGTAAACGATTTAATTTCAGGCTCCATTAGTCCGGAGCCTGAAGTTACAGCCTTCCCGAATGACGAAGGGTACACTGGTTTGATTTGCCAGACCCGCATACCGGTCGTTAGTATGTGTGCTCATCACAACTTGACCTTTTCTGGAATGTGTCATGCTGCCTACATTCCAGGCAAGCAGGCCGCTGATATGGTTATTGGATGAAGCAAACTTAACCGCATTGTAGATTTTTATTCTCGCAGACCAAACATTCAAGAAAGTCTTACAAAACAAATTCACGATCACATTGAACGTTTGTGTTTGGGCAATAGAGGAGTGGCTGTAGTAATTGAAAGCCAACACAACTGCGTAAAATGTAGAGGAATTAAACACGAGAGCATTATGAAAACTAGTCAGATGTCTGGTTATTTTCATACAAATGAGATTGGTACGAGACAAGAATTTTTTAATTTGATTGACCAAAGTAGGTTTGGGCCTTAGCTGAACTTCTCTTATGTTAGTTGACATCATCCGAAAAACCATTAAAACCATTAAAATCATTCACACTATGTTTACAGAAGATAATTTAGCTACAGCTCAGATTGCTCAGCTGTTTGGTTCAGAGTTGCTGAAAGTACAGCAAAATGCTACAACTGATTCGGGATCTCAACCGGAAATTGTAAAAATTGACCCCAAACAGTTTTTAGTCAACGTTAAGACTCCTAGTGCAAAAAGAGCAGAAGAACAGAGACTCATTCAGATGCTTCAGCGAGAGGCAGAAGCAGCGTGCCCACTCCCTCCTGAACCTATACAGACTCAACCCTCTACTTCTTCGGTTGCTTCTACCGAACTTCAACAACCCTTGAGCACCCCAAGACCAATTGCAATTCCGTCCGCCGTACAAAATTCCGACGTATGGGAAAAGATTAATTTTAATTTGGAACGCATTGCTAATAAGTTAGAGTCAATTGACTTAAGCGTCAAAAAGAAAAGAATTAAGCGAATTAATAAATGAAACTTACTCTAAATAAAGAGGATTTTGTAGCTAATATATTAGCTCCGGTTTCAAAATTATCAGACAACGTTTCTTTGGATACTACATCTGAGTCTGTAGTAAAAACCTTAGTTTCCTCTTCTGACAATTCAGTAATTTTAATGGCTAAAGCGTCTTGTAAAATTATTGATGGCTCGAATTGTATTATTCCTGATTGCAAGACTTTTCTGCGTTTGTTTTCAGGAATAGAACAACCCAATGTTACTCTTGATATAAACAACAACTCAATTACATACAAGGATCCGAGTTTATCATTTAAATATCATTTGCTGGATGAAAGTTACTTTGTCGCAAAGAAATCTGTCAATGAAGATAAACTAAATCAAATTTCCTATGACACTTCGTTTGTGATGACCAAACAAAAGTTTTCTGAGCTTATTAAATTTAATTCTATTGTACCAGATGCTGAGAAATTATACTTTTACACCGAAAAGGAAAAGGTTTACGCTACAATAGGAGACAAACAAAAAAATAACACTAATGAAGTAACTACTGAAATTAGCTCTTCTTTTACGGGACAAGCTTTATTAGAAGACTTTCCAATAAACATGCAAAACATTTTGCTGTTTTTGTTTAACTCAAATGAGATTATAGTTAAACTGAACCATCAATTAAAAGTGTTTAAATTTGAAACTTCTTCTTTAACTTATATTGTTTCTGGACTTGTCAAATAAACCTTTTAAATAAACGTATGGCTAACAAATTAACTACGTTGGGATATACGTTAAAACGGTTTAGAGATTCTGGCTATATAGCAAATAAGTTATTTGCTGATTATAATGAAATTGATCCCAGAGCTTGGACTTTAGTTATCGAACCCGGTTTTACCTCTGTATTTTGCACTTGTTATGTAAACGACCCATACATCGGAGAGACTTTTTTTGAGTTGTTTGATGGAAATCAATACATACCCGGAAGACTCAAAATACAAACTTCTTCATTTGAAGTACTGATTGAGCACTTGGTGAGGTATAACATAGTTGGAAATAAAAAATAACTCATGTAGCCCAACTTGAATTTTGTGGTCAGAATGTTAAATATCAACAACATGGCCGCTTCAAAAAAACCAACTAAAAAGCCAAGCAAAAAAAGCGAAAAAATCGTCAAGGATGAATTAGATACTCTGTCGAAACCTCAAACTATAGACATAAATCATTTATTTGCAGAAGCATTGCTTCGCCATAAAAATGAGCAGCTGCAAGATAAAAAATATAAACTCAAGGAGATGTCTCACTTGGCTTTAATAGCAGAGGAGTACCTCTCGTGCTTTGCCCTTATTGGATATTCTTTGCAAAATGAAAAGGTTACGATCTTCAGCATGCCTTCTCCTAAAGACGAAGCCGCGTTGGTTGACTTACTTCGATCTACATTCATCGACATAGCTAATAACAGACCATAAATATTTTTATGTCTGAAGAAAATAACGAGTTGCCACAAAATAAACGTGGCCGACCCAAGGGAGCAAAAAACAAACCCAAAAGAGGTCGTCCAAAAATGACGATATTTCGCCGTAAAGAAAAAGAGCGAGCTAAAAGACATCTTGCTGATGGTGTATTGCTGCCTGTATTAAAAACATTCGAGCAAGCGGAGCAAAAAATCATACCAGAAACACTAGAAGCAAAACCCGTAGTTCTGACGGACGATTACATTCCCAATTCTGAAGAGGCTTTGCTGGACAGCATTTTAGATCCGAACTTAATGGTTTCATTTGGACCAGATCAAACAAAAGCCAGAGAAGTAGTGATTAATCCAAATCCAGTAGACCATTCTCAATTGTATCGGGGAGTAACTAATATTCCTTCGGAAGGAGCTCAGTATGAGTTCACCGCAGACATGGTTGAAGAGATTGTTCGATGCAAAAGCGATATTTTTTATTTTGCGGAAAACTACTTTGAGATTGCATCAATCGATAAAGGCAAACACAAAATAGGTTTGTATGAAGCTCAAAAAAGAATCATACGGCGTATGATTGATTCTAAATATCTGATCCTGACAGCTTCTCGTCAGTGTGGCAAATCGACTTTAATGACGATTTATGCATTATGGATGGCCTGCTTCCAACCTGATCAAAGCATAGTTATTGTTGCGAACAAAGAAGATATTGCCAGAAAAATTTTCAAAAGAGTAAGAATGGCATATGAACAGCTTCCTAATTTTTTAAAACCCGGCGTAAAGGACTATGCTAAAACGTTCATGACTTTAGAAAACGATTCAGTTATAAACGTTTCAACCACAACATCAACTTCAGCTAGAGGTACCACTATTTCGACGTTGATTATTGACGAGATGGCGTTCGTTCCAAGACACATAATTGAAGAGTTTTGGTCCTCTGTTATTCCAACAATATCTTCTGGCAAAAAAAGCAAGATGTTTGTGGTTTCTACTCCTTTTGGTACAGACAATAAATTTTATGAAATATATTCTCAAGCGGAACAAGGTTTGCTTGAAGGATGGAAAGCCGAAAGAATTGATTGGTGGGACGTGCCTGGAAGAGACGAGCAGTGGAAAAAGGAAGCAATATCAGCTTTAGGTGGATCAGAAGAAAAATTTCAACAAGAGTATGGTAACGTCTTTTTAGATGATGTTGAGTCAGCTGTTGGGGCATCAGTTATTGAAAGATTTAAAAAGACTAAAAAGGAACCAGTTTGGGTATCTGACGACAAAGAGTACCATGTGTACGAATATCCAGATCAAACAAAACTTTATGTAGTTGGAGTAGATGTAGGGGAAGGCATCGGTAGAGCTGCGTCTGTAGCTCAAATCTTAGATGTTACTGATCTTCAAAATGTAAAGCAGGTAGCTGTTTACGGTTCTTCTAAAATTGAACCATATCATTTTGCAAACAAACTTTCTACAATTGGCCAGTCTTGGGGATTGCCTCCAATTCTAATTGAAAGGAATAATTGTGGAGCACAAGTAATTGATGCTCTTTACTATAAACAAAAGTACGAAAAAATTGTAAGTTATAGCAAAATTTCTGAACAAGACAAGTACAACAAAACAAGACATTTAGGTGTACTATCTCATACCAATATTAGATTCGATGGTGTGCAAAATATGAGATACTGGATAAATCATTTGCAAACCGTCCACGTGAATGACCCTCAAACAATTTCTGAGTTTGAAACTTTTATTAAATTTCCAAACGGCACGTACCGCAAACGAAACAATAATTTTTATGATGATAGGGTAATGTCGTTAGTGTGGGCTCTTTTCATACTAGAACCTGAGATATGCCAACAATATTTTGAGATAGTGGATTACGACATGCAACATAAACCTTTAAAAATTAAATCAAACGGGTATTGGGAAAATATTCCAGAATTTTATGAATTAAGGCAATTAGATCAATTAGCAACAATTGTTCCAAAGCAAACAATTGACTCTGATCTTGCATTTCCGTCTTTGGGGATAACCACGACAGAATTGGAAATAGCTGATAAGTATGAAGCAGACTTAGATGAACTAATTGAAATGGGCTACGAATTTTTATAATATGCTAGAAGCAAATTGCACAAATCCCCAACTTCAGTCTCCTTTAAACATTGCTTCGAAGGACAAATTTATAATGGTGTTAAACCTGCCATATATATTAAGAAAACAAGCTCAAACCGATCCCTCCATCGATATTAAACCACTTCAAATTAGTGTGTTTGGGGCAATAGTTCCAGAAATCCGGGTACCTGAAATAGATGTACGGTTTGCTGGTCAGAATTTTCACTTGACGTCATATGCTAGACCAAATTATCCACCACTCGATGTTAAGTTTGTTGTAGACAACGAATACAAAAATTATTTTTTATTATGGAAATGGCTCGATATAAAAAACTTAGCCTTAGAGGATTATTACGGTGGCTCGTCTGAGTTAACTCCCAACGAACAAGCTGAGGTTGGCAACCAATTTGAGTATCAAACAGATATTAGTATTCTTGCACTAAATGAATACAACGAAACAGTAATTGAATTTAAATATTTTAAAGCGTTTGTGTCATCTTTGGGTAGTATAAACTACTCTTACAGAGACGGAGAAATTTTAGAAGCATCTGCTCAATTTTCATTCAGTCAATTAAATGTCATAAAACACTTTCCTGAAACAAATATTAGAAAATTTCAAACAACCTAAAAAAAAATATCACAAAAAAAGATAATTAAATTATATGGCAAGAATAATCAACTCACCCGGCGTTCAAATAACAGAAAAAGATCTATCTTTAAGAGCAGAACTTCCAGTTGGAACAACAGTCGTCGTTCCAGGTTTTGCTTCTCAAGGCCCAGTTAGCGAGCCTCTGTACATCACAACAATGAGCGAATTAGAAGCAATTTACGGCTTTCCAACTACTCCAGCCGAAAAATACTTTTACTATTCATGTAAAGAAGTTTTAAATTCTCCTGCAATTTTAACAACAGTCCGTTTACCTTATGGAGCAAACACAGGATCTGCTTTTTCTAATTCTTATAGTGGGTTGTTTTATCCTATGCTTTCTTCAAGCTCTACTCCTTCTGTTTCTGCAGAGTGGAGTATTGGAGCTCCTATTCATAAAACATTAACTCTTGAACAATATGAGAAACTAATAAAGGGAGACTTTTCTTGGAATGACACTAGAGCTACAGGCACGTCATCTGCCGAAATTACAACATCTCCTTCCATTAGTATTAAAGCAGGCTTTTTTATCCTTAACGATCTACAAACAGTAATAAACGAAATTTCAGAAGGTTATTATGTGGGGTTTGCAGATAACACATCAACATCCACTGCTTCGCCTGACTTTGATTCGATTGTCGCAATTACTTCATTGTCTTCAACTGCTGGTACTTTCAAAATAAAGTCTAACCGCTTGGATTTTGCTCTTTCTGCTACTGCACTCAATTCAGCAAGAGGAGTAACCTCTGTATCTGAATCGTTAGAAAAAGTTGGATTTATTGGGTTTGAATCTCAAAATTATCAAGACCATATTTCACTAGGAGTGTTTAAGGTTCGCAGATCTACTTCTGATCCTTCCTTCCTTTCTTTAGCTACTTCGGAAAAATATTTGGGATCGTTTGATTACAATAGAAAAGAAGTCAGTCCAAATGGGGGGATTTTATCAAATTCTTTCTTACAAGACACCGTCAACAAACAGTCCAGCACAGTTAAATTATTTGTAAATCCTATTATTTCTCAAGTATTTAATTGGTCTTACAACTCTAACATTCCTACTTCGAGAGTAATAGTTGCTGATTCAGCTAAAACTTTATTCCCATTAGGAGTGTATACTCCAGATGCTAGAGCAGTTGAGGCAAACAAAGTTATTGGTTCTGTTCCAGATAAGCTAGAAAGATCTTTACGTTTGTTAGAAGCTCCAGAAAACACTACTGTTGATCTAATTGTAGATGCCGGGCTTTCCACAATTTTTGCTACAACTGAAGATTCCTCTGTAGCCTATTTTGATGACACAACATA